TTAGAGCGCCGGATTGTGGTTCCGGAGGTCGTGGGTTCGAGACCCATCATTCACCCCTAATGGGGATTCTTTCAGAATCCCTTTTTTTGTGTCTACAAATAAGAGTTCTTTTTGTTTTAAAATCAATGTTTTAGGTTTGAAAACTGGATTTAAATATTCGGTTCGGTAGACCTTACCGTTATAACTGAGCTCTTTACCGAACCCTATTTCAACGAAGTTCATCTTTTCTTGTGGCGAAGCCATATGAAAGACTGATTTTAAACTTTTTAAATGATTTATTGCTATTGATAAATAGGTGTCAAAACTTGATTCCACAGACTTTATTTTCTCAATCCCAGAATTAACTAAGTTCATGTCGATTGAAATTTTTTCACGCCATTTTGCATACGTTGAATCATCAATTTTGTTATCCAGGTACTTTTCTTCTAAATTTTCCTGCTTGGTTAATAAAGCTGCTTTTTTCTTCTTCAGAACCTGTACATCTTCTAATCCATCTTTATATTTATCGATTATCATATCATAAATATTTCTCTTCAGATAATCAAGCTGAAGCTGATCAAAACTTAATTCGTCCAAAATATCATCAAAAAGAGCATTAGCTTTTTCTGCATTATATGATTTACGATGAGTTGCACACTCATAATACCAATAATACTTTGTTCTACCTTTAGATTTACCACATGTCAAAGGTTTTGCGCAAACAGGACAAATGATAGAACTCTTTAAGTAAGCAATTTCATTATATTTATTTACTTCTTTTCCTTCGCGTTTAATTAGTGACTGAACACGATAAAAAACATCTTCCTCAATAATCGATTCGTGTAGACCAGGAACATACGATTCTGTTTTATCTTCCAATTTTATTTTAATATGTCCTATATATGCATAGTTAGACAAAATTCTAAAAATCGCGTCTTTAGATTTTTTATTGAATCCTTTTGGCACTAAAATTCGTTTTATTTCAGCATAAGAATAGTTCTGCAGATATAATTCGAAAATCATTTTAACTAATGCAGCCTCGTAATAATCAACAGTGATAATAGGTTTTCCAGAATTGTCACGTTCATTACGATAACCAAACGGAGCTTTACCCATCCATCTACCTTCCTTTTTCGCACGATTAATTCCAAAAACAGTTCTATCTTTAATCACCATACGTTCCACCTGTGCTTGCATTAACATAGTTGTACGCATTTGGAAATAAAATGGATTCTCTGGAGGAATTGCAATCGGCTCATTGATTGAAAGAATTTTAATATCGTAATCTTCTTCAAATTTCTGAATTACCGTCAAAGCCTGTTGTAAATTTCGACTGAAACGATCATATTTTAAAACAACAAAATAATCAATGTGTTTATGATTTAGTTTTAAGAAATTCTCTAAACGCTTCCATGCCTTACGGTCAAAGTCTTTTGCAGATTGACCTTCATCGATAAAAGTATCAACTAATTCATAATTATTTCGATAACAATATTCTGTTATTTTCTCAACCTGACCACTAATTGAAAAATTAGATTGATCCTCGTTACTGATTCTTGCGTATGCGACTACTTTTTTCATTTTGAATTGGATGAGATGTTATTAACGACAATTTTTGCTATCAAATCTAAAAATAATTTTTCACGATCTGATAATTCCCTGACTTGAGTGTCGGAATTATTAAATTTTGAAGTTGATATTTTTACGATTTTCGACATTAATATTTATTGATAATTTGGTAATTGTTTACAATTTGATTCTACTAAAGATTCAGATGTCACAGCTGTTATTACAACATTTCTAAACCAACATGAATAGGCTTCATTACTACCATCTTCATAAATAACTAATAAAATAGGCTCAGCCCATTGAGAACCTTCGTGAGCATCATAGTCTTCAAAATTTCCATTTTCATAAATAACAGTATGGTTAAAATCAAAATCTCCGTCAAGACCAAGGACTCCTTTTTGAACTTTTCTTCCTTGAGATAATAAATGATTAATAATTTGATGAGATTTTTTTGAATCTACGTACATAATAAAATCTCCGGTTTTGTTGCAATAAAAACCTGCAGTAAATGACATTGAATCTGGAATGTAATTTTTAGCTTTAATTTTTAATCTCATAATTTTTTTTTAAAATTTCACCACTACATAGTAATAGGGTATAAAGTGTAATTTTGTAACTATTTAATTTTCAAACCTTATTTATCCGTACACTCTGTACAGATTTTGTAATTATTGAAGCTTTAAAGCTTCTTGGACAATTTTATAATGATTTTCTGTTGTGTAATTATTTACGATTTGATAGTATGCCCTGGTGTTAAATTGAGCAGAATAAGATCCAATTGACGCGAACGTTGGAGGAATATAAGTTTTCATAATCTCCAGCATTGTTGGTAAATCAACTGGATCGGTATCAAAGCCATAACCTAACAATTTTCCGCTTTTCATCTCATAGAATAGGTTAACTACTTTTTGAGATTTAAGCATCGTCATTTTGACAATATGAAACTTAAAATTGATCATTAGATAAATTCGTTTTCGTTCTCATCATCTGAATCTTCAATAAAAGTCAAACGAATATGTTCGGTCGTTTTCATTTTTGGTTTAGAACCTTCATAAACAACATTACCATGTTTATCAACTAAAGGAATGTTCACCATAATGCGATCCTCTAATTCATAATTATTAACCTTACACCATGCATTTAATTTTTTCTTAAGACCTGCAGAAGTTAATTCGGACAAATACTTCGATTTTGATTCCTGAACATTCTTCAAAACTTCATCTTTCACAATTGTTAACCCTGAAATAGTAGGTATATATCGATCGGCCCAATCTTGGAAATGTCTTCCCATTTCTGAGATATACGAACGAAGTAATATATTTCCTCCAGGAGCTTCAATTTTCTCTTCAGTTCTTAAATAAAAAGATGTTGCTTGAAACACGAAATTTAAAAAGTCGAACCATTTTTCAGAATTCCAATCCGTGTAAAGAGTATAGCCAAAATCGTCTTTTGGTTCGCGTGCTTTTCTGTCTTCATTCTTGGCGTGATAATAATCGGAAAACCCCATTATTAACTGGCGTCGAGCCGAAGAACCTGAACGATCTCTTAATGAATAATTGGAAGTAAATACAATTTTTGGCGAATTCTGATACGAGATTTTGACTTTACTTTCAAACTTGACGTTAACTGTCATTTTACCTGTTGTCGCAGAATAAAATCGTTTGAAATCAAAATTTCGCTGTACGTCGTCTACAATCATCAAGCCTGTATGTGCATCCACACCTTCGAATAAGAATTTATCATCAAAATCTCCCTTTCCATCAACATCGTGTACGCCCATAATAAATCTCATGGCTTCAAAAAATAACGATTTACCAGCTCCACCTTCTGCAACATCATCTTCAAGAACTGCATTATCCAAAGCGAATGGCGACCAGGCTTTTGTAGGGTTCTTGAATCTGTGAGCCAAATATCCGAAAGTAAAAATCTTGTTCACCAAATGCTGAACTTGTTCACTATTTTCCTCTTCAGATAAATATTCAGATTTAATTTTAAACTTAGAACGTTCGTAAAAATCCTCTTCTTTATATCCTTTTTCAATGTAGGCAGCACGTTCTTTCTCCCAGTACACACGAGAAGTTTGTATCAAGTAATTCAGATAATCGCAATCATTTTTTAGAATTTCAATATCATATATATCTTCTCCAAGCTTTGATATTTTGAAATATGGCGAATCAATCTCTAATTTTGATTTTATATCATATGATGAGATATCGCAATCGACTTCATCTTTAATCAACGAATCAATCAATTGAGATTTTAAGACGTAATTATCAAATTTGAAATTTTCTTGTATGCCTTTTGCATCTACTTTGAAACAACGATTTCCAATGAAAAAGAATTGACCATCTGGTGTATAATTTCTAAAATCTAACGTACGATTGTGCATATTAGCCAAATGACTATCTGTTATTTTCTGAGAAGTAATCATCATATTTAGTAACGCATGTGGAATTTCTTTCACTCCTAATTCATGCTGTTTTGCTAATAAAAAATTACGGAAGTAGTCTTTGATCGATTGCGTAGTTTTCAATTCCTCTACTACGTAACCTTGTACGCGAGCAAAATAATAACCGTCTTTTTTTGCAGGATCATCAATGCGACAAAATCCATTTAAACGCAGAAAATAGAATGCATACATGTGGTGAAAATTATACGACACACGTCCTTTTTCTGAATAAACAACTTCCCAAAATTGAGCTGGCATCGCAAGATTTAGCATTTTTTGAACGTTATACGTCACTTCATTGATTGGACGTCGACCTTGTGATCGCATATAATCTTTAAAATCTTTGTGTGATTTTTGTGTAAAAAACTGATCCAACCATAAAGTTCGAACAGATAAAAATTCCAATGCCAGCTCTTTTCCTATACGTTTTCCAGTCGCATCTGCATCAGGAACTAAAATAACTTCGTGAGCATATTTTTTTAATTTCTTAATCAAAAAACGATCAGGCTTTTCTGTTTCAGAATTAAACCAAATTGGAAATTCTCCCAAACTCAGAAAATTAAGTCCATCACTTCCACCAGTTGCAAGAACCGCACGTTCTAATTTAAAATCGATGTCAGAATCTTTTACATCACTTACATCAATACCTTTTTTATCTGCATAATCATCTCGCGCATCTTCTAAACCAGCTTTATATGCTTTTTTTACTCGATCTAACCCAAAAACAAATGACTTTGGTTTATTTCCCAAATAACGAAAACGTCTATCTTTACCATCATCACTCCATTTCTTAGCGCCTTTTGGCATATATACTTTCAGCCATTGCTCCTTATTTTCATTTTCGTTGATGAATGCTAATATTGGAAATTTATCTGTTGAGCGAAATGTATAAACTTTCTTTTTCTCCAGGTTATAATAGCTAAACTCGACCAACGAATGAAGATTAACAGACAAACAATGCTCTTCTTTAACAAAAGGTCCTAAAATATCTAACTCATAATCAGTGAATGATTTTGTGATAAAATGAAAACCTTGCTCGTTCAATTCATGTGGAAAATCTTGTTTTTCGCATTGACGAAATTCGTATTTATAAAACTCTCTTGTTTCTTCAAAAATTTGAATTCCTCTGTCATTCTGAAGCTCGCGTCCTATCTCAACGATAGCTTCGGAATAAGAGATGTTTTTGTCTAAGGCGTACAAACCGAAACAGTCTTCACTTTTTATTGTTCCGCCAAAGTCTGTCATTTTATAACGATCGTTATAAAGTTTAATAGATGCAGAAGCTGTACGTTCGTCTGCTCGAACTTTGAAATTACATCCTGGAATAGCATCAGGATATATTTTCTGAATGATTTCTAGTCCGTGATCAGTTAAATCAAGTATTTTTTGTGCTGCTGTAATTAAATCACTCATGATAATGCTTCGTTATTATTCCATTCTTTAATGAATTGGATGATTTCTTTGTATGAAATAGTGTTTGTATTGATAACATTAAAACGTCTACGAACAGAACCTCCAAATAAAAATGCTTCAGATAATTCTTCTTTATATTCCAATATTATTCTTGGTGCAATAAAAAAAGGTTCTAAACCTAAAGAATTAATCTTAATAGGATTTCCTGAACAAAATGTCGTAAAACAATTAGGTGCGAAACTCGACGATAAATCATTAAACAATAAATAATCATCATGTTGACTGCTTTTTCCTAATCGCCAATCAAAAGTGTTTGGAAATTCAAATCTGTCAAATAAATCTACTGTTGAATACAATGTATTTTTTAACAATAATCGAATTAATAAAGATTTACCTGACATAGGATCGCCATGTATTATTAAATGCTTTTTTGAAAGATTATCCTGTGCTTTTTTGATTAATTCATCTGAAGGTTTTTCAGATAAAATATTTTGTTCTTTGTTACTCATGTGTAGGTGTGTTTTCTGTAAGTTTTACAATTCGATTATGAACCGAGATCAATTCTAATCCGATCATTCTTTTTCGGTACCAAGTTGAAGCGCCAAATCTCTCTTTTAATTTTTTGTTTAATAATTTTTCACTGATAAATTTTCGATTATCAAAAGTTTCTTTTAAAAACTGTTTATATTCCTTTTCTCTGTTCCTAAGCCGAGCAATAGGTCGTCTTTCGCTTTTTTTGCTTCCTACACCAAGCAGAGAATCTGAATTTAGTTTTGTTTGATAATTCGCTAAATTTTCTTTTGATTTAGTAACTATCCACGTCTTAGAATTTAGTTGAGTTACAATTGACATACTTATAATTTTAAAGGATTAAACTCGTCCAGAGCTAAAAGAAAAATACCTATAGCCAAGATTTCAGAGTTATCAGTAGAGTTAACATTAACAGAAGCTTCGTTTAACGATTTCCATTCCTGGAGCGTTCCACTTGGATGGTTACTTTTCCATACAGAGAAATGCCCTTCGTGGCGTTTTACTCCTTCTTTTATTTTTTCTTCAAGAAACTCTTTTGAGTCCACGTCTTCGAAAGATTCGCGGACCCGAGTTTTGATTTGTTCTGTTGTCATCACCAATGTTTTTTAAGGATTGATTTATCTGAAGTAAAGAGTAGAACTCTAAGGATTAATATTTTCATCTCTTCAAATTTTTAGATTGGCAAATCATCATCTTTTGGAATATCTACACTATCTGGAGCAATTGGTTTCCCACTTGATATTCTAAGATTACCCACATACACCTGGTCGTCTTTTGTTGCATCTTTAAAATTTAATTGTACCGATGCGTCGTTGTTATATTGATCAGGCTCATCATTGATCCAAACATTGACATTGAAATAAATTTTTCCATTTTTTCCACGAGAAAATGCTTTGTGCCCTTTTTTAGCTTGCTCATTTAAATCTGATAAACAGATACTTCCGTATAATAATTGTGACATAATTTTTAGTTTTCTTTGATTAACATGATTGATTTTCCATTTTTTCTAAAAACAATAAAACCTCCAGCTTCAGCAAATGGTTTTATTACCACACTCAACATCGTGTCAAGGCTTCGTTGCTTGTAATACAACATATCTTCGGACAAATCGGCTTGATAAGCATAATCGAGTAATTCTTTTAAATCAACAGGCTGATTCAAGTTTTGATACAACTTATCAAAAACTCTTGTCGGTATTCTTGGCAGGTAAATTCCTTCATCTACCAATCTTACTTTGTACGCTTCATTCGTGATCGCATCACGGTCAAAAACTAAACTATCCATTATATTTTCGCCCAATTTTCACCACGTTTTATTCGATAAATTTGACCTTGAGATAAATTAAATTCTTTCGCGATATCTCTTACTTTTATCTTACCAGATTGCAAATAGCTTTTAATCTTTTTTGCATCTTTTATTGAAATTTTTGAACCTGGAGGATTCGTACTTCTATCTACGCCTTTCATTTTCGAGAAAGATTGCATATAATGAGCTTTCCATTCTTCTGGCGTTACAACTTTGAGGTTATCTGCGTTGTTATTTACTTTGTCAAAATCTATATTGATGATTCTTTGATTTTCATCATTTTTATCATAGTCATGAAAAGCCATTGCAACCATTTCTCGAACATAAATAGCTGTACGATCTTTTTTAGTGTTTTTCGCCACCCAAATAACAGGATACCCATTATTAAGAGGAGTAACTTTTATTGCAGTTTTATCAATGCCATTTTGCATCATTTTAATGACTTCGACTTTACCGTCTCTGCGAATAAAATATCTGCGTTTATCCGAATCTTCTAAACCGAATTGGCTTAATTTAATTTCTACTTTTTCCATTTCTAAGAATTTTTAATTACAAGTAACCAAATGCTGAAGCTGCTAATTCTCCGATATCAGTTAAATCACCATCATTCTCAACTTCGCCATCCTCATTTTCATAAAACTTTGAAATTTTGTCATCCAAAACATCCCATTTATGTGCTTTTTCAAATGCTTTTTCAATTCCTAAAACAGAAGAAATTGCATTAGATATTTTTATTAAATCTTCTCTATTTACATCTGCATAAACACTATCACTACGATCATCTCTTATTGATGTTTCTAACTGAATTTGTGAACAATCATTTAGAATTCTAAATTCAAATTCTCCTTGAGAATCTGACGATTTACAGATTGTTTGATATTGTTCTTTAATTATTTCCATGGTTAAGAGAATTTTTTATCAAACATATTTTTAAATGATTCAATTTGATTTAAACCAGAAACGAACTCTTCTAACCCTCCTTTCTCTTTTGATTTTTCATCAATTGTATTTTTCATAGATACAATTGAACAACATCTGTAAAACTCTTCTTTGTTCTCAGGACTTGGATCTAGCTTATAAGCTGATAACTTCTCTTCTAAAGCTTCGATAAACACTTCTTCAGGCATAAAGCTTAACATGCCAATAAAAATTTCTTTCATATAATAATTATTTAAGTTTTTTAAATTATTGTTTCGTTTTTGTTACGTCGAAGATTTCATCTTCCGTAAATCCTTCTTGTTTATAAAAAGCGACTTGCTCAGGTAATCTAAGAGAATCACTCTTAGCTCTAACTAGCTTAAACAAAGTTTGTTGACGTATTTTCATATGTAAACACATCCTTAATGAAAAATCATTATCATTAATAATTTTGTCTAAAATGCTTTGAGATAATTTGTAATCCATACTTTTACTTACTTTTAGTAATTACTATTTATACTTACAAAGTTAGATAATTATCTAAATAATACAAACAATAATCTAAAATATTTATGACAACTAAAGAAAAAGTTATTCAATACATTGATTACAAAGGGATTAGTAAAGGTGATTTTTATAAAAAAACTGGATTTTCTAATGGATTTTTAGCCGCAGGAAAGCATATTGGTAGTGATAATTTAAAAATAATCATAGATAATTATCCCGATTTGAGCTTAGAATGGTTGGTTATGGACAAAGGTGATATGATATTACGAGATAATAATCTAAATAATCCAATGTCAAATGATTTTATAGAAATGCAAAAAAAATTAATTGAGTACAAAGACGACGAAATAAACAGACTGAAAGAGGAAATTGAAGCGTTAAAAAAATCAATTGCAACAAGTCCTTATTATGAACGTATTGTTGCAGAACCAATTAAACAACTAACCAAAGAAGAAAAAAATAAATAACTGAAGGATTAATCTAATCCTTCAGTTATAAATTCAACAGAATAAATATCAGATGTTATTTGGTTTTTTGTAATCGTTTTAAACCATTGTCTTTTTCCATAGCAAAAAATCTCTGTTCGAATATCAATATTTTTGATTTGATTTTTCGAGACGATTTTGGTCCATTGGAAACCTATATTGGTTACACGATTGGTAAACCAAGGCTGTAAAAAACGCGCTATTTCATCACCATGCAAACCTTTTGGATTTGTAGAATGGTTGTATCCTGCTGCATTCAATCCATCATAATAAACTAACTGAAGAACATTTGCATCATCGGTAATTTTTGAAGTTGTAGTTCCGCGGAAAGTCGCCAACGGAACTGCAAAACCATTGATCGTAATTTCTGATGTATTTTTATTTTGAATGCTATTTAATTTATACCCGTTTTCATCAAAATAGATTGAATCAAATTGAGCTACATCAGTATCAGGAAATTTAATAATAAAAGATTCTTTGTCTGTGAATTTTCGGAGTGGTTTTTCTATTTCAAAATTTCTAAAATCAACAGGATCTTCTCCAGGAGCAATTTTGATGTAATTCATATAAACTCGAGAACCATCGAAAATCAAATCATAGTTTCGCCAATTCTTTATCGTTGTCACCAATTCGCCAAATGTCATATCAGGAACTGCACGTTTTAAATCCACTCGATTTTCATTGAAAACGAACGGAATTGCATCTCCATTTTCCGAATGCGTTCTAATCGGATTAATCTTTATCTGAGCAACACCTATATTATTTTCTTCAGCATCGAATTCGTTGTTTTTTGCTTTTCCGTCAAACTTGAATCCTATTGTCATACCTTCTAAAGCTTCAGTAATACTGACATCAAAAACAATTGTGTTGCCTAATGCCTCCGAAAACTCGAGAACATAACTATCAGGATCATTTGTTTGATAAATTAATTGTTCGAAATCGTTTCGATAAATAGAAAGTTTATCTCCAGTTTCCATCAAAAAACGACCTAAAAAACGATATCGACCTGGAGCTGTTATTTTTATTTTCTTGAAATAGGTCGTTTGATATCCAACGGTAAACGCTGTATAATCTAAATCGTAAACGTTTTCCTTATAGTTTTTCTGATCACCTGTTGTGAAATATTCTCCACCAGAATAAACAGTTCTTTGCCTCAATGTTTCATCATTTAAAACATCTCCTGAAAGAATAAAACCCGCATCTTTAAAACCAATCTCAAGCACGTACAACAAATAAGGTAACGGATGTATTATATTTCTGTTCGCAACATCTGTATCATTTACAACTTCGTTTCGAGGAAAAATCCAACTCCCTGACTTTTGATAACGATTGTTAATTATTCCATCAAAATATTTCCATTCTTCCGAATCCAAATCAAATTGATCTGTGATTAACTTTGGAAAATTATAAACCGTTTCGGGATATTTTTTTTTACAAATTTCTTCAGCATGCAAATAAATATCTGCAACATCAATTTGCATCAATGGAAGCTCCGAAAGAGAAGTGTCAAAATTTGGTAAATCTTCGAATCCACTATCAATCTGACATTTTAAAGAATTACCTTTAATTTCTAAAATCTCTAATTTGCCTTTCATTAATTTACCTTCGAACACGTGAGTGCCTTCGTGGTAACGTTTCAAACCTTTTGCTAAATGAGAAGAATAATGACCTAATTTCGATTGAAGATTACGATCCATATTCACATCAAAAGGCAAAGAATATTTTGTCCAAAAAGAATCCTTAAATCGTGGATTCTCTTCGGTTACAGAAATTTTGCATTCGCTTAAATCAATCTCAAATTCTGATGTTATAAATTTATCTTTCATCTTTCAATATTTTAAATTCTAACATCATCGATTTGAAACCTTTTTGTGAAGTACCTAAACTGTTCTTTTTAGCAGTTGGAATTGCTCTCACCGTCTTTTCTGGTAATTGAATAATCACAAAATTACTATTGAAAATCGCATCAATCAGCTCTACTTCTTCATGTAAAATCCAACCTGTATTGATTGTTAAATTATCCGTTTGTTTGGTTTCAAATTTTTCTTCAGAACCACTCTCAACATTTTCGGAAACTGTATGCTCAAATTCAGTTGGCAACTCGTAATCTGCAACACAAGAAAACCAATCAAAAACCAAATTATGTGTTTCAAAGAAAATGTTAACTACTTTATCTGAAGCAGGAACAGGAATCAATTTGACTTTTCCTAAATCTGCCACTTCATTGGAAACATTGAGCACCGATTTATTGAACAAAAACGAACGAACATTATATCCAATTTTTGCTGTTTGATCTATTTTACTTAATAAATTTGAAACGTCAATATTCAATCCAATCATATCTGCAGATATCGCTAATCTTGATTTATTATTTACACTTCGAAGTGGAAAATCCGTAAAAAATGGAAAACACTTCGGCTTATAACCTGGAGCAAAACGAATGTTATCCAATATAAAAGAGTTCACCACATTATCAGCTTCATCAATTTCAGAGAATGTCATTTTAACAACTGCAAATTGATAAGCATCAAAACTATCTTCGAAATATTTTAAACTTCTTTCTTTTGCAAAAAAATCGTTGATTTCTTCTCCTGGATAAAACGTAACTTTATTTTGAAAATATGGTAATTGGTAAACTTGAGATTCATTGTACATTTTATCATATCCCATGAAAAACATATCCAATTTCATAAAAACTTTGACTGCTAACGGATTTACACGCGTCATGGCAACTTTGTTCTTATCTAACGCAAAAAAATACCCTGAGTGACTAAAATCATTGACAATATGTTCAACAACATTAACTTTGATAAAAATTGTTTTTTGGACTTCTCCAGCTTTCAAAATAATATTTCCTGAAAATAAACCAACACCTAAAACACTTGCAGTTTTTGATTCGAAATTTATTTTTCCATTTTCAAAAACACACGAGCTCAAGAAACTTGGAAAAGATTCCATTGTAATGGTTAAATTATTTGGATTATCGACCGTAATAACTCCTAAAGCTTTTTTATTTTCGGAAAGTAAAAGTGTGAAATCAAAATTATCTTGAGTTACATAAAATTGGTTTGCATCATTTATCACAGCTAATTTTATTGTTACACGTTTTTGTTTTCCGTCGGCTTTTATAATCATCTGTTCGCTATAATTACCCGCAACAATTGCAGTTTGTGACAACGAAAGAAATAACGAAGTTGTGCTTTGATTGTCTGTTTTTGTAACAGTTAAATTGAAAGGTTGAGATTCCCAACTAACTTGATTTTTGCTGTAAACAATAATTTCTTTATCACCAGACAGCACATTGTTTGCTAAATTAAATGTTAGATTAAAGACTTCTTTATTCGTTGTTATTGTGGATCCAGAATTATCCGTCTTCAACATTTCGAGAACACCTTCTACAATTTCATTTTCAAGTTCAGTTTCAACGCCATTTTTTACGCCAAACGCTTGACATTTGATTGTTATTTGTGTTACTCCAAGCTCCAACAAATCGAGGTTTTGAAAGGAATAGGATAAATCTGTATTCTCTCCAGGTTGTAGGTTCAACTGATTTCCATTTAGCTTCGGTGATGAAACAATCGCCCAATCAACTGGAGAAGAATTCATAAAAGTTAACTTGAAACGAAAACCGTCGTAACCAGGATAAACATAGTGCAATTCCGGTACTTGAATATTTTGTAAAAAAGTTTGTGGATTATTCGAAACAGAAAGTTTGGAAAGTTGCGGGTAAACTCTCCAATCAATAATCGGAATCGACTCGCAAACTTCCTCCCATTTACTCCCTTGCACCGACGTAAAATGACATTCTTCTTTTGTTCTTATTGGCATTTTGATATGATTTTAAATAAAACAATAATTAATTAAGTTGTGAAATTTCCCGTGCGTACGAACAGCTTTTTCGCGTTGATTATGTTTCCATAATTCGACCGAAATATTTGGAAAAAATAAGATAATCCGATTATCATCAATCCGAAAATCGACGTTTAATTTTTGAATATTTGTTTGTAGAAATCGATAATAAAATGGATTTCGAACCAATAAATCCACGTCTTTTGGTCGATAATTTTCGTCTAAACTTCCGTGCATTACTTTTGCTACAGAACCGCAGACCGAAAGATTATCACTAACGGATCCGAAATTATCTTCTAACAATTGATAAATAGAATCAACATCTTTGTTTATCCGATTATTTTCAAAAACTTGGAGCTTCTGAAATAAATTATTTTCCTGAAGCTCGTTGTTCAATTTTTTCATAAGATTTTATCATTCTTAATATTTTCTTTCCATTTTCTGCATCTTCGATGATATACGCCATAACACCGTCATCACTTAATTTTTGTAACAACTCACGCACATCACTTAGTACAGCTATATATTCAATATAATTTGTGTTATTTTCAGAATTTTGAGGTGTGATTGATTGTGGAGCAGGAGAAGAACCATTAACAAAACCACCTTCAGCAAATGAAGGGACTTGTTTACTTTTACGAATACTCTCTAACCAGTCGTACGTACTTGCAAGCCTTGGATGTCTAGTCATCCATCGAGGCGAAACATGTTCCCACTCATGCAATCTTACATTTCCTGCATATGGACGCTCACCAGTTGCATCTGGAGATAGAGAACTTGGCCCCGTAAAACCTTCGAAAAACCCACCTTCTGCAAAACTTGGTTTTTCAGGCAAAGGTTGAGCAGCAATTGTTGCAATTTGAATTGCACCCAAAGCACCAACAACCGCCGCAATTGCAATACCAACTGGACCACCTAAAGCCAATGAATTCGCAATCCCTTGAGCTGTTGCACCAATAGCAGAAAATATACGTGCCGTTTTTTCCGCTTTGGCTTGTTTGTACTCAATTTCAGCTTGTTTATTCGCTAATTGCGCATCAAGTAATTCAACTCCTTTGTGATACTCTTCTTGCGAAATATAGCCTTTATTAAGCTGTTTTAAAAGCTCTTTTTGTTTTTCAGATTGCTCCTTTTTGAATCTTTTTAAATCACGTTCACCCAAACTACGTTGCAATTCACCAAATGAAGCGGCTAAATTTCCCATTGCGGCAAACACTTTACCAACAGCCGCAATTTTACCCTCAGTAGTATTTAAGTTTTTAAACGTTTCCTCCCAATCTTTAACAGAAAATCCAAGGATATCAACTTTCTCTTTCTTCGCAGAAGATTCTTCTACGACTGCTTTATTATCAGATTGAGTTCCGCCATCAATTGCAGATCTCACCTGTGTTATTTTATCTTTTAACAGTTCTAAATCTGCAAGTAATTTCTCTTTAGCTTCACCATCAGTTAATTTAGAAATTGAGTCAACCAACATTTGCTCCTGAACCTTGAATGATTCAAGTTGAGCTGCCAACATTTTACGATCTGCCTCTTCTCGAAGTAATCGTTTGGCATCTTCTAATGATTTTACATTCTTTAATTCGTCGGCAGTTAATTTTAGATACTGAAGATTTTGAAGCTTTTCTTTTGCCTCTGCCAACGATGTGATCTCGTTAATCTCATCTTCATCAGCTCTACGAATTTCATTAAGACGTGTATTTTCTTTATTAACCCAACGTTCAAAATCTTTTGCATCCCATTTCGTTCGAATTGTAGCTAACTTAAATTGATGCGTTTCCTCTGTAGTTTCCTTTAATTTCTGTTGCTTGTCGAGATTTTTCTTCTCAATATCAATCGCTGATTGAATGTTAGATTTTGCTTCAACACTTTTTGCGTCAGCTTTTTTTCTTTCTAAATCAATAAGGTTTTGAATTATTGTGTTTTCATCATTTATCAGTCGGTATAATTCTTCTTGACGAGCTTGTTCTTGCATCGCCAATTCTTTATCTAAACTCTCTCTTTGTAGTTTAAATTTCTCTTCAGCTGATTTGGAAAGTAAATCAAACTCTTTGTTTTTCGCTTCTTGAATTACTTTCAGAGAATCTTCTAATTCCTTCTCTAATTCTCTTTTTTCTTTATCAGCATCATCTTTTTTCTTTGTGGTATTTTTAGTTTTATTTCCAGTAGTACCGTCAAAATTATTAGTTGGCTTATTATCAGGTTTATTCTGAATTCGTGCAGCAGCTGCTTTTGCTTGAATTTCTTTATCAGCATCATCATAACTTGCAACGAAAACTCCTTTTAATGTAGATCCTACATTTTTAACCGTCTTAATTGTATTATTGAAACTGTTTTTTAAACTATTCTGAAATTTTTCAGCACTATTTCCGACATTATCCCAATTAAATGTCAGCACATCTTTGGCTAAATTTCCGAAGTCAACAAATATTTTTCCGATACCTGAAAAATCTGTAGCAATCGCTTTGAAAATTTGAGAAATAGCCGTAGGCATCAATCGCCACGAAACGACAATTGCCTGAATTGTAGCTAAATTATAAGTTTGAAATTTAAATAATACACCTAAAAATTCGTACCAATAGGTTTGGACTTTTACCCAAAAATTTTCCATTGTACGCTGAAATGCTAATACATCATCAGACTTTAACGCTTCAGTTTTTTCCTCTGCCAATTCATTATACAAGTCTATTTGTTTTTTTGTAGCCTCTTGGATATCCGTCAATGGTCCGCCTTGCTCAATTAATGCCAGTGTAACTGCATCCATAATTTTAGCAAAACCTCCAACATCTTCTCCAGCTCCTCTGAAAATATCTGCGGTTAATTGTGCTTGTTGTTTTTGCGTAAGATTATATTTTTCGGACTCTTTGTTAATTTCAATTAAAGCATCTTTAACAGTCGTTTTTCCATCAGAAACTCGCTTCAAAATATCATCAGAAAACGATGCACCAAATGCATTTACAAGTGCATCTCTTGTCGATTTTGTTTGTTCGCGAATAGATAGATCAAACTCTTTGATTGCATCTGGTAATTTATCGGAATAGATACCCAAATCAAAACCAGCATTAACGATATCAACAAATTCTTCTAAAGAGAATCCTGCTTTTTTGAAAAATACAGGATATTCTCTCAACGAATCAATATACTCGTTATTAGCTGCACCGCCTTTGATTGCTCCACGTTCAATCTGATCCATTGCTTCCTCGTAAGTTACTCCGAAATTTTGAACAAGATTTTTAGCCGCTTCAATGGTTTCTTTACGATCAAGCCCCAAGACTTTTTCTAAGGTTTGCGAACGATTTGTTAATCTATCTAACGCATCGCCTTGTAATTGTGTTATTTGTTGTGTTAATTTATTTGCTTCTGCAAATTGTGTATTAAAATCAAAAATTTCTTTTACACCTAAACCTATTGCACCTACAATAGCGGCAATCCATCCAATGATTGGAATAGAACCTATTGCTGCCCATGCTTCGACAGCCATTGTTTTGATCCCAGTACCGAAAGAACGAACTGATAGGTTTGCAGTTGAAAATCCATTAACAAACGAATCAGCAATAAAGTTGGATAAATCGCCAAAACTCTTTATTTCTGGAGCTGTATCTTGAAGTGAATTTCTAACCTCGTTAATCTCCTGACGAACTCCTGCAAATCTACGCTCAGCTTCTGCCAGCTCACGCGCTTTCGCATTCCATTCGTCTGTACCTCGAGTAAGTGTATTTAGTTCTTGTTTGAGAACGGTAGTTGCCCGTTTTAAATCATTAAAAGTATCTTTAACTTCTCGTCCATTTATTCGTAGAACGATTTGAGAATTTACAGTTGAAGCCATTTTGCTTTAATATTTACTGCAAAATGGCTTCATAGATTAATTAGTGAAAGGACATTATTTATCGAACTTATCTATCCAATATTTTAAATTTTTCATAAGATAATCTGCACGAGCTGTTCCAACTTCTGAAACTGCATATTCTATCACTCCAGATGATTTAATTGCATCAACAATAAAAGGTCTTTTTTGCATGGTAAAATGACTGGCTTCTCGATAAAATCCTTTTTTATCAGTTCCTTTTCTTATTCTATCAACACCATAATGTTGAATGAATCCATGACGAGGCATCACAATTTTCAACATCGAGAATGATTTCGGATCTTCCCATTTTCGTTCGGCGTTTGTTGTGAAATTAGATTTAGCAACAGCATATTTCATCGAATTGTCTTTTCCTGAAAGATGTAAACCCAATGCAGAAATTTTACCACGCATTGCAGTCGTCAATAACTCCTCGCATTTATTAGCAATTCGTTTTTCTTTTTCAAAACGTTCTTTTTCAATACTATTTTCATCCATAAATCAAATTAAAATCTATCTTAACAAAAAATATAGGACAAAAAAACCTGTACAATGTACAGGTGTTATATTGGTGAGATGTTTAAAATTTTGCGGACTTTAAGAAATTAATCTTTAAAGTTTTTCGTACAAATGCCAAACAAGAACTCGACCTACTTCGATATCTTCAAACTCTGGTTTAATTCCTTTTTTAGGATTTCCTTTTGTGATCAGAACTTTATCCATGATGATTTTCTGTTTTTGCTGAAATCCTAATTCCAATAAGACATCATATACATCGTGTTCGTCGATTGGATTTTCAGGAATGACACCACGAAACCAATGCAACATTTTAGAAGTAGTTGCTTCGTAAACAGGCATTACTTTTTCAAAAACACTTGTGGGCTCGTAATACTTTGCCAAAATAGCTTTCATTGCTTCTTTATAATCTTGCATAATCTAATTAGTTACTCCAAAATTAGAATACTTCAAATTATATAGAAAGACCATTTTATTGTAGGCACGTTTAAAATCTGTGCCGTAAGCAAAAGATGTACGCCCAGTTGCTGGAGAGTTGAAAGCGACTTGATACGCACCATTTTCTGTGCGAGAAATTTTAAGAGCTCCTTTGTTTTCTTTTAAGAAGTTTGTTCCTGTTGATTGATTTGTTGAATTATTTTTCATTTTTATAGCGTTATAATGTTATTTTTATAATGCAAATATAACATTATAAATTATAAAACCAAATATTTTATTACATCATAACGCTATTTATAAAAAAAAATATAACTTTACAACGTAATACAAAGCAAATGTTAAGAATTAAGGAAGTAGCAAAAGAAAAAGGATATACTGTAACAAATTTAGCTGATAAGCTTGAAATGTCTCAAGTTTCATTGAGTAGAATAATTAATGGAAATCCAACTGCTGAAACTTTATTAAAAATAGCTAATGCTTTAGATGTCGATGTACGCGAGTTATTTGTACCAACCAAAGAAGATGATCAGGAAACCATCTACATCCAAACAAAAGACGGCTTAAAACCAATAGGAGAAATAAAAAAAGGCAGTGTTTAACTGCCTTTTTTTGTTTAATTTACCTCGAAATCTAATACTTCAAATTTTTTACAACCAGCATTATATTTTAATTTCATTTCAAATGAACCTTTTACTTTCATTGATAATTTATTTTCTGCAGTAAAAGATTCACTATAAGTAAAAATACCTTTATCAACATCTACAATTTTAGCAAAAACAGACGAAAAATAAGGGCTTTTGGTTCCATCTCCAAATTCGATTGTTCCTGGGTATTTAACAGAACGTTTTAGCAAAGCATTTGCTACATTTCCAATCGTTTCTTTATTATCTAATACTTTGTCAATATCATTAGCATTATCTATGTATTCACTTAAAACTTCTAATTTTTTAGCTGAATCTAAATCATTCCAAACAACAGAACATTGTTTTTCTTTAAGTTTCATAACTTTTTTTTCATCCATTGAATCCATAAAATAAGAAAAAGCAAACATTGCTACTATAAAAAACAATCCAATGAAAAATAATACTTTAATAGCGGTAAAACAACCTGAACTATATTTTACTGGTTTTTGATTAGTGTTATTCATAAATTTTAAGTTTTAGTTTTCACAAAACTAAGAAAAACAACAACAATATAAATAAGGTTTTCTGTAAAAAAGCAGATAGGGACATAAATGTCCCTATCAAAAAGTTTGTTTCCGTAAAAAAAAACAATAAACAAAAAAACCGTTAACAAACTTGATCTATATCTTTCCAATCCGTCGGATTTACTTTTAGTAACTGTTTATTTCGGAGGTTGAAAAACACTTCAACACCAAAGTCGGAAGCAGAAAGTTCAACTGGAGAAATCTCCACCGAATCTTTTATAAAAGAATTGTATAAAAAATGATTTTCGTTGTGATTATCATACTTTATTCTTGAGATCACTTTTAGCGCTAATTGCTCTGCTAAATCAATCGCATTGTATTGCGCCTCGTAATTAGCTGTATCAATTTTATTGAACATGATTGCAAAACCAATTTGGCGAACTGCAATAGTATTCTCTTCAGGTCCGTCAAAACCTAATTTGTACTTAAACAACGTTAGATTAGGTGAAGCTAATTTATTGGTAACTGCTGCAGTTCTATTTGCCCATTCGCGTTGAAAGAATCCAACAAAATCATTCAAAAAATTTGATTGATCGACTAAATTATCGAAGTAATCTTTTATCGATTTATAACTACTTTCCATTTGCTGCTGCTTTTGCTTTGTGAAATAAAATACTCTCTGATAACACGCCTAAAAATTCATACACACGAACTTGGTCCGCATCTTGTTTTTTACCTAACGGTTGCAATTCATCCATTGCCATGCCTACAATTACTTTATCAAATGGCACAAATTTGTTTTCCTTTTTATGAAAAACAGGTTTCAATTTATCTTGTTCAGAATCTTCTGATGTTTTTGGAAAAACGATAGGAAAGCGATCTTCTATGTACATTCGTGTAAACAAAAATGCCAGTGCAATTGCCTCCATTTGTTTCATTGGAATTTTATCTGTGATTTTAGAAACTTCGACCAAATCCAAATCATCAAACTTTTCATTCTTACGATATAATGTCGCAACAAGTCGTTTCAAATTAATTTCGCTTCTGTCATTGTTCCAAAAATGAAAGAATGTATCAATGGTAGAAAATTGACGAATCGTAATATTTTCTATTCGGTCTGATGGCTTAATTAAACCGTCGATTTCTGGAAACTTATAAAATTCCATCGAATCACGTAAAAATGTGACATGTTTCTCCAACTCGGAAATTGGAACTTCATTCACAATCTTTTTAAATTGCCTTACATCGCTGTACGAATTTGAATTCTGATAACAACGCAAAACCATCTGAACATAGGTTTCGGAAAAATCTTGCGGATCTGCATGATTTAACAAATGTGCAATCTCATGAAGTTGCCATTCGTTCAATTCATTCCACGAAGTAGGAACTGTGATGTCTTTAATTTTTCCCATTGAAAATACGTTGGATGAATGACTTTAATTCAGACTGAGGCTTCTTATAAAAAGAAATAATATTATCAATTGTAATTCCTAGATTAATTAGAATAAAACCAATCAAAATAACATAATACCAAAAACTAAAATCATAGGATTTTAAATCTTTTTCCTTTTCTTTTATCTTAGTTACATAAGTTGTCTGTGTCTTGTAGGTTGTGTGCGTTTTATAGGTAATCTCGGATTTATATTTCGTATTAATTTTGTTGGAGATGACTTCCTTTATTTTATCTGAAGTAGTAGATTTCTCTTGATTAAGATTTCCTCCAGACAAATAAAATTCTTCCGTTTGTCCGTTTTTGGTGTGCTTAAAAATTAACGGAATAATATTTCCCGAAGCATCGAACCACGGTTGATAATTCAACTTAAACAACTCCGAAAATTTATCATTCGAAAAGTCGTAAGTTGAACTTTGTTCCTGGTTAAATTCTGAATCAATTTTCTCAAAACCTTCAGATTTAAGTACAGAATCAATTTCCGATTTTTGTTTTTCGGTAAATTCTGATTTTGATTTTTGCAATATTCTGCAATTCGAGAACAGCAAACATGCTGTAATAACTACGATAAAAAATCCTATTCGTTGGTAAGTGTTATTTCTCATGATTTTAAAATTCGTTAATTAAACAATACGACATCACTTGTTGTAAGCGCGTCAAATTCATAAGTTCTTTATATTTCGGAATATCATTCACCACCTGACAGCCTACGCTCCAAGCTCCGATATTTACTTTCTTTGTTTTCGAATCTAAATTATAATCGGATGGATGAAAGTTGATCCCGCGATTAAATTCTTCAGAAACAGATCCCGCATCACCTGACTTTTTATTTTTGTTACGATCTCGTATTAAATAAACTCCAGCAGTTTGTCTATAAGCGATTACTTTTCCGTTGTGTAGTCCTCGCGTCCATAGATTGTAGTACCATTTATCTGCCACCACAACAGCAATTCCACGTTCGTTGTATTTCTCAGGATTTAATAATCCATTTGCTCCAGGATTAGTAGTTCCACTCATCACCATGATAAATTGTTCTCCTTTGAACAGGTAAAACTTATCATCAAATTCATTGAAACGATCTTCCTTGGATCTCACTCCTAAAATCCAATAGTTTTCAGGAATTTTAATAAAGTTGTTTAATTTTCGGACACGCATTAAAAGCTGTGAATCTGTGTAGTTCTTAACCATTTGATTGATTTTTATCGTTCAACATTTTATTTATAGCATTTAATGCTATCTTCCTTATCCAGTTGATAAACATGGAAATGATATCGACATTTTCAACTCGTTTTTTATTTTTGATTGAAAGGAAATTTGCTAAAATTGAAAGGCATTCATTAGCTAAAAGAAGTCGAACAGCGAAATCTGCTAAAAGGATGAAATTAAAATTCAAAGCCATAGCCAATACAGCAACAGTAAATGGGATAATGAGAATAAGCATCTTAACAAGAAAACCCAATAAAAATGTTTTTTTCTTGAATTTTATTCCTAAAACAAGAGAAGCTGTAATTCCAAATCCCATATCAATAAACATTGCAACACATAGAAAAATCGCAAAGTCATAATTAATGTTGATTAGAACTAAGAAGCCATAAAAAATACATTTAATTATATTGGATGTTGCTTGATCTGACCCAAAACATTCGTATAATTTCATATTTTTAAAATTTGATAAGCCAAACTTATGTAGATAACAACCGAAATGAAAGGACACAAATAAACCGACCAA